GAGTAGAGTGTGATTCTCTAAAACCTCCTGCTCCACCACCACCAGCTTGTGAATTAGGGCCACCACTTCCACCACCTGCAATTACCATATAATCTACTTGAGTAGAACCTGATGGGTTTCCTGCTCTTGTTACATTAAAAATACCAGGTCCGTTAAAAGTATGAATTTTAAAATCACCACAAATATGTTCTTCTCCACCTGATGCTTGAATGTAACCAGGACCATAAGTTCCTGCGTCTGAGTTAATAGCTTTCCATCCTTGAGTACCATCTATATAAATAAATGTTACTGCTAAATTATTTTCATTTAAATTTCCATCTTGTGCAACTCCATCAATGTTAGAACTATTTCTTCCAACAGTAACATTGTTATCAACAAAAGTTCCTGCATAATCTTTGATAGCCACAATAGCGCCTGCACTTGGTGATGAAGGAAGTGTTACTGTGATTGTTCCTGAAGTTGTATTTACAAAATATCCTTCTCCTGCTGCTGCAGTGAAATCTCCTGTTTTAATAGCACCTGTTTGCCAACTTACAGATCCACCACCCATATCAGTGAAACTTAAAGTACCACTACCATCTGTTTTAAGTACTTGATCTGCTGATCCATCTCCTGCTGGAAAAGTTAAGGCATCAATAGTAACCGTTCCAGAACCTTTTGGTTGGATTGATACACCAATATTAGTATCATCACCAGTTGCAGTAAATGTTGGTTTGTTTCCCGTAGCTGCGTTTGCATATGTTATTTCGTTTACTGCTGAACTTGTTGCAGTTAGTTTAAATAATTCAGCACCATTGGTATCTAAAATTGAAGTTCCAATTTTAGGAGAGGTTAAAGTTTTGTTTGTTAAAGTCTGTGTACCATTAAGAGTTACATCACCACCAGCACCTACAGAAGCTTCAAAAACTCCAGTGTTTGTTGCAACACCATCAAGATAAATAAGTTTGTATCCTTTATCATCTGTAGCAAAAGTAACAGTTGCACCTGAACCAGATGCTGCTTTTAATTGTACTGTGTATGCACCAGAAGTTCCGTTTTCAATAATGTAAAAATTTTCTGTAAGTAATGGAAAAGTTACAATTTGGTTTCCAGTAATAGTACCTGTGAATTTTAATATTTTTTGTTGAGCTGTACCTGTAAGAGCTCCATTATCAATATCTAAAGCTGTAGTTTGCGCACCACCTGCAATAGATACTTCTAAATAACCACCAGTTAATTGTTCAATAAGTTGTAAATTTGCGTTAGTTTTTGTTCCCCATGTACCGGCATTTTCGCCAGTTGTCATTAGTTCTATACCAAGATCTGAAAATGTTGATGCCATTATTTATTCTCCTAAGTTTTGTATTTATATTGTTTATTTAGTTTTAAGTCAAACATAATTATGCTGGTGTTTTTCGAGTATATCCTGTGCTAGTTTTAGGGACAATTCTTTGATAATATTTAAGTATTAATTTAGCATCATTTAAACTAGTGGTAGCTGTTAAACCAAGACCATCTAAATTTACAGTAGAAGTTATAGTTTGAGTGACTGAACCTAAAGAAGAGGTACTGCTTAGACCAGTTAATCCCATAACATCTGCTGGAGCTAAAGAACCTGCAGTTGTTGTGGCCGATTGACCAGAAACAGCTACAGTTGGATCAGATGAGAAAAGTATAGATCCTAAAGATGTCGTAGCAGATAAACCAGATAAATCTACACCGGTTGCTTCTACAGCAGTAACAGTTCCTAATGTAGTTGTAGCAGACTGACCACCTACGCCAACTGAATGTGAATCTAGCGATAATAACCCAGGTGAAGACACCATTTGAGAAGGTGCTGTTAGTGTGAAGGTAGCGTCAGATTTTGTACTTAACGAACCAAGGCCTGTTTGTGCTTCAATTCCTGTTAAAGTTAATTGTTGATCAGGAATGTCTCCTAAAGTTCCTAAAGATGTCGTAGCAGATAAACCAGTTATATTAAACACTGCTGATTCAACTGAGCCCCATCCATTTTCTCCCCAGTTTAAAGTACCCCAACCAGGTTTTTGTTGTACATCTAAAACTCCAACACTTGCTGTTGCTGATAGTCCTGTAAGTGTAACGATAGGTGTTTCACCCCATGCTTGATAACCCCAAGTATTTCTTCCCCATCCAGTCTCAACAACATTAGCGTCGCCCCAATCCATTTGTCCCCAATAAGAACGACCCCAACCATCAGTGTTTGCTTGTCCACCCATTCCAGAGTGTTGAGTACAATAATAATATAAAGTTGAAGGAGCACCATTAGCTACTTCAATTTGTGTGTAAGCTCCAGCATTTCCTGGAACACCGTTTGTTGTGACACCTGTTGTATATTGAACACCGCCTGAGTGTGTACCATTATCTGTTGTAGAAAATCTTAAAGGATGATTGTTATTACTATTATCAGATTGATCAAATCTATAAGTAAGACCAGCACCGATCATTACGGTGTCTTGTTGGACTCCATCAATAACATATTTATTACCGTAACCGGTGCTAACTACCGTAACTGTAAATGTCTTTGCTATCGACATAAGGACGTTCTCCTTATGCTATCTGAATGATTGCATTACCTGCTGTTTGAGCTGGGAATTGAATTGTAAAAGTTCCGCTTGTTACAGTTTTGTCTGAACCAAAGTTAATAGCACAAACTGCTTTGTTTGAAGCAGATGAATTATAAATTAAACAACCTCTTGCTGTGAAAGAAGCTGTTGAACCCCAACTTGTATCAGAAAATTTACAACACGCTGTATCTCCAGATAAAACTGGAGTTACACTTGTTAAACTATTTCCACCTGTTGTATATCCAGATGAAGTTGAAGTTACTTCATAAGTGTTTGTTGGATCAGCTGTACCATCTGATGGTGCAGTATAAGCTGTTGTTGATTTACTTAAAGTTGCTGAGTTGCTTGAGTATAAAGCTATTTTAAATGTGTTTCCAGAAGACGCTGTAAAATTATGCGTTCCAACTAAAATCTCTTGTTTAAAACTATTACATATTGCCGATGTTATTGTCATAAATTAATCTCCTATTACTGAGGCGCTGACTCGATTGGAATTCTTATTGTACCATCCGTGTAATCGTCTCGTCTTCTTCTTCCAATTTGCATCGCTGCAAACTTTTGTAGTTCAGTTTTATACTTTCCCTCATATAATGTCAACATATCAGTTGGACCTTTTAAAAAAGAATATGCTTCTACTAAACAGGCATATAAGAGCCCTTGCGGAAAGTAATTACTTACATAAGTTCCACTTGTATTAGTCTCTAAACCTGTTGGCATAGCATTATAGTATATAATATATTTATAATTTTTATCTGGTGTAGGAGCTATATAAATTGCTCCTGACGTAGCCGTGCTAGTTCCAGTAGTAGCACCACCAAACATGGCATAATATTTAGGAAGTCCTGTTGTATCTTGACCTGCTGAACCACCTTTTGTTCCTGTCAACTCTCCTATGTATTCAGATATAAAAGTTTGATCACGTTTTTGTAACCAAACTCCCTCACCTGTAGTAGCAGTTGTTGAATCAAATACTTGTATACCTCTTACAAACAAAGTGCCTGTAGGCATTGTTATTGTATTAAAATCCGTTGCAAATTGAGCTTCTGCTTGAATTCTATCAGAATCCATAGGACAATCTAAATTAATTCTGTGTTCTGCATTACGAAGAAATCCATTAATAACAGCGGCAGTAAATACGTTAGAATCTACTTCTGTATAATTTCTAATATCTGTTGTTAAATCTGAATAACTATATGCCATAATTAAGCTCTATCATTTACGGGTCCAATTGTACACTGAAAACCGCCTCCTGTTTCGGTGCTTGTAGCATTAGATACTAAAGGCACAGTTATAGAATTGTATAAAGTTCTTGTAGCAGGTTGAGCTCCTGTAGCTTCTGTTGTTGCAATCGCTGTTGCTAAATAAGAACCAAATACTTTTGCTCCATTTGCATGAGATCCAGCTTTTGTATTAGACGGTGTGATTCCTCTAAAAGGTGCAGCTGTTCCACGTGTACAACCTGTTAAATTATTTCCAGCTTTTCCTGCATATTGAATAGTTTCATTTTCAAATGCACCACTTGTAGCATTTATTTTTTCAATAACTATAAAACCTGATGTTGGAAAAGCAGTGGCATCATCTAAAACAATTGTATCAACAGTATCATTAATTGCACCGTTTAATGTTGCAGATAATTCTAAAGTTGCAATAGCAACACCACCCACTATTGATTTAACTGCTCTAAATCTAACGTGTGTTGTACCTTCATTTATTTGATTTGATGGATACGAAACACTTAAAGTTGGAGATCCAGCTGTTGTAGTAAATGGATTGTTGGGTAAAATATCTTGCACTGGAAATTCAACTCTTGCAGGTCTAGCGTTTTTTAAACCTTGTGGATCTGCTCCTATTGGATGTGGTTCTAATTGTGGTTGTTTTGGTTCAAATTCTGAAATGTGTACTATCGCTCCAGTCCATTCTTTTACCATTTCTCTATATGGAAAAGCTGCACCAGATCTATCTGATATCGCTAATGCTCTGCTTCCTTTTGCAAATCTTGCCATTATACATTTGGATAATAGGTTTTCGGTGTAATAAACGTACTCGCCGCTGATCCATCCTCCGATAGTGCTCTTGCTAATTCATCTTCATATAGCAATTTCATTTCTTGTGTTCTTTGTGGTGCAAACTTCATAGATAAATAATATGCAAGTCCTGAAACCATGCAAGGTACAAATCTAAAAGGTGTGTCACTTGCATTAGTGTAGGCTCCTGCATCTTGAATTCTTCTAACATAATAAACGTTTATAAAATTAGATGCAGCTGTTGCATTTGGTAGTGGGTAAAGTGTTATTGTAACTTTATCTATAAATCTTTGTACCCAAAATTGTGAAGGTGTTCCAAGTGATGCTTTGTTTGCTGTTGCAGAATATGCATCTCTTGCAACTTTTGTTAAACCAATATCTGATTGATTTGTTGTGTTATAATTTTGTCTAAAAGTAACATTTAAAATATCTGATATACCAAAAACATTTGCTGTTGGAACTGTTGTAGCTTGTGGTGGTTCATTACCTCCAGGTACATCACTTGCATTTCTATAAAAAGTATATACTCCAGAACCCTCAGCAGTAGCGTCTACATTTGTTGAAGAACCTACTACTAAATTAACATTTGTATTTCCTACTTCCCAAAAATGAATTCCTCTGTTTCCCCATTCTTGAAACAGAATGTTTAAAGATCTTCTAGCAGTTTTAATTTGATAACCGGCTGTACCTACTAAACCTAGACGCTCGTATGCATCTGCAATAATTTCATCGATTGACAGGTCCTGATCAAAATTGTAGGCCTGTGAAGTAGTATTAGCCATTGCTACCTACCCGTCAAAATATACTGTTAAACTTACGAAACTGTTAGTTGGTAGATTTACAGATAAACCTTCATTAGCCAGTATTCCTCCATGTGCTGAAGCTGGATTAATTAAAGTTTGAGTTGCTACAGGATTTTGTACAGCAAACAATTCATTTCCTTGTGATTGACCACCATTAAAAAATGTAGTGACTGTGTTGGCTGTTGCTGCAGTTGTACCAAATAATTCTCTTAATCTAGTTCTTCCTGCAAATACTGTTTGTTCAGATCCTCCAGATCCTGCTGCGTTTCCTGCTCTAACTGCTGTAGTAGTTCCACCACTGACAGCTATTTGAGTTACAGTATTATATTTTAATGTGCTTGTAACTGTAGCTGCTCCGTTAGGTCCACTAAGAGCTTCTGAAGCACTTATACCTAAAGCATTTGTTCCAGTTATTGTAAAAGTAACACCAGTTAAATTAGTTCCACCATCTCCAGTTACTGTAACAAATAATCCCGTTCCAGCTGGTGCAAAGCTTGATGCTGTTCCAGCAAGAGTCATATTACCAGCACCACCTAATGTTTGTGTGCCTGCAATAGAATCATTGTCTGCTGATGTTGTAGCAGGGACTAATGTTTTACTTTTAGGACTTACTATACTTGTTCCCATAATTTTTTCTCCTTAAATTTGTGTGGGCCGGAGCCCACACTAAATTAATTATTACGCTATTGTTGCACCAACTGTTGAAGTTGCAACCCAACCAACAGTGCTGTTCCAAACTAAAGTAGCTGACTCTCCTACTGCGTCAAACGTAATTGTAGTTCCGTTTGCAAAAGTAGTTGGAGTTAAAGTTCCGTCTCCACCGTCAACAATCATGTTAACAATTTTAATTTGTCCTGAAGTTGAACCATCGGCTAAAGTTAATGCATTAGCTCCAGTAGTAGTTAACTCAGTTATTAAGTTATCTAGGTCAACTGCTCCTGCTCCTGATAAAGATTGAACGCCACCTCTGATAGCTTTTCCGTAAGATGCATTAGATGTAAATGCACCTGTTGTTGCGTTTTTTGTTACGTCTTCAAAACCATTCTCTGATCGAACTGGTCCTGTAAATGTAGTATTTGCCATAATTTTATCCTCCTAATTAAGATACATAGTCTTTAGGCCGTCGACTATACGCGTCTACGTATCAATTTAAATTGTATAGTGAAGTTTTTATATACTAGTTTTTAGTGGAGTGCAAGAGAGCCTACGGTATTTATGCATTTCAGCAATGTAGCTTTTGATTAAGTAGCTACAGAAACTTGTGGAGCTGCTCCTTCGACAGTATTCTGTCTATGGGCAATAGCTG